TGTATCCCTCGTAGTTCCATTCCATAGGTATGAACAAAGAATAGAGTCCTGAGCTAGTCTGTCCATTGCGGTTTCTTTTTGTAACATCTGATTCATCATATAATCTTTTAAAATTTCCACCCCCTTTATCTAATGCATTAGAAGTGCTCCCCATCATACATTTACCTACTATTCTACTACCAAGTCTTAGGGTGGTTTTTGTAACCCTCCAGTTATTTAAAATATTATTAGGTCTCTCCCATTTTCCAGATTCGTCATGTACTAATAGTTTTAATTTTTCACCATCATAACTATTATCTCCTGTATTTTTCCAGTCAATAGTTGTATCTAATCCATCTAAGTCTTCTGGTCTTTCGCCTTGTTCAATCTTTCTTCTAGTAAATTTAGAAGCTGGAACCCTATATGCTAATTCTGTTTTAGGTCGATCCATACCATCTTGGATAGGTTTAAAAAAGAATGGATAATTAACTGAAATAGGAACAACCTTATCAGTAAACATCTTTTTAGCATCTGGTCCAGTTTTAGATAATATTCCATATCTTGAATCACTGGAGATTGTTGCTAGATTAACAACTTCTCCTGAAGCCATAAAAGAAAATCCAGAACGTCTATTTTTAAGATAACACATTCCATAACATCTTTTATCAGCTTTACAAGCTTCCCAAAATATAAAAAATAACCTATTGGCTTCTCTATAATCAGGTGCTCCGACATCAATTTTAGACCACTGTAAATACATATAATGTGTACCAGTTATATAAGTATCTACATCTTTATTTTTAAACCAGAAACCTTCTTCTCTTCTTTTGAATTCTTCATCAATATATTCAAACCATTCCTCTTTAAAATCTTGAGGATATTGTTTCCAGTCAAAAACAGTTTTAATTCTATTTAATTCTTTTGGATAATCAAATTTTACCCATTTATTTTCTTTAAAAGTATAACTATTAGTAACTTTAGGTAGGGCTATTTTAAGGTTTTGAATTTCATATACTTCGCCTATTTCCCCAGTTCTACTAATAACTATAACATCATGTTCTTTATTATATCCATATTCCCATTTTTTATAACGATTTAATCGTTTAATAACTTTAGGTTTAATATGGTCATCTACTACTTTATATAGAGTTTGTTCGTACATTATTTAGACCTCCCCTCTGCAAAACCTTTAAAAGTCTTTTCTTTTTTAACTTCTTTAGGTTTATCTTCTAACATATTTTTTTCTTCTTCTAATCTATTTAAGATTTCAAAAGCATCAAATATGGCTAGTTTTTTAGTAGCCGCAGCATTTTTAAGTCTATCAGCTGATATATCATCATCTGAATCAACAATAGGTTCTTTAGCTACTTTAATTAATTCCTCAACAGCTTTGTGCCCAGCGTGGATTATATTCAGCTTCGTGTCCTTGGTGCTCATGTTTAATAATGATATTTTTAGATTTCATACAATATAATAACTCTTTGTCAATAATGAACTCCCACTCTCTGTTTCTTGGGAAACTAATTAAATCACCTGGATTAACTCCTTGACTATTAAGATATTCATTGCCGTATTTTAAAATACCTACAAATTTTTTATCTATAGTATTAATTAAAAGATTATCATCTTTAACGGGTTTTACAAAGCAATACCCTCCAAATGTTTTCCATTCATTATTTCTTTTATATAAATAAATTTGATCGGGTTGAGCAAAATATAAATCTTCCTTAAAATAAGAAGATGAATTTCTTTCCTTCCCTTTTTGATCAAACCACCTTCTAAATATATTATGATGTACAATAACAATATCTCCAACTCTTATATCTGTTTCATACGCGGCTGGAATAGATAATACTTTAGCGTGGCGGCTAATAAAAGTAAACTCTTCAATTGAACTGTTTACAATTAACTTTTTATCATCAACCTCTATTTCATTGTTATATCTTTGATTTAAAGGCGTGATAATAAATTTATATAAACTATTCATTAATATTCTAAATCATATTCAACAGATATTGCCATATGAGAATTGAATTTCTTCCATGGCAATACCTCTTGATTTTTTATGATATATATATTATAAGAGGAATCAGATTCGTCATGTACAATAGTTTTAATAGTGTGTCCCCCATATACCTGCTGACCTAAAGAATAGTGCATAGCATCATTCTTATAATCAGCGCCTATACTGATTTTTCTTATATTAGAAGTCATTACTCAGCTTTTTTAAGCTTAGTTTTTTCTTCTTCTGGGATTTCAGTATACTCACCTGTTTTAACATCGATGTTTACTGCACCATAAGTTTCTTCTAATTTTTGCTTCAACTCACCCATATCTTTTTCTAATTGAGCTATTGCGCCTAAACTATTACCTTTTTGTACTTCTAAAAATCCAATGTTACTAAGATGTTTTTGTAACTCTGTTTGGTTTGTTTGAATTGCTTGCAATTCTTCTTGTGTAATTTCTTTTACTTCTTCTTTTTTTGACATAATTTTTAATTTAATTTGATTAATACTTACTTATCTATAGTCACGTATTTTACTACGATCTTACTTCTTATTATAAATACTTGAGACCTTTTCTCCCGAGCGTCCACCGAAATAGGCTAAAACAACAGCCATCATTACTTTTTCAAAGGTATCATTCCATAAGGAATTAATTTGAAAAGGTATGCTTTCTACACTGTCTAAAATACCAGCTAAAGAAAATATAACTATACACCACACTAAAACTAATGGCCGTACATTTTTACTTAACCAAGAATCAGACATTGAATCTGCCTCCCATCTTGAAGTTATTGCTGCTATTTCCTTATTCTGTTGTTCATATATTATTTGCTGCAATTTAATCTTATCCTCTGGACTAACATTGGATTTTGTTATTTCTGCTATAGCTTCTTTAGGAGATGTAACGCCTTGTAAGATATTTCCTAAAGTAGGGTTAATAACAGAGGCAGCCCCCAATAATAATTGGCCAACGGTAGTTTCTTTAAACCTTTTTTTGTTTGGCATAAGCTTCTTTTTCCCAAGGTAAATTTTTATCTCCTTCTTTTATTTTAGATCGATCATATTTTTTTCCTTCAAAACAAACATAATCATCATCCCAACTAAATCTACCTTCTTTTATTTGTTGTACATGTATTTTTTCATGCTCTATGGTATCTTCTTCCATATCATGAGGAAGTTTCTCATTAAGCACTACGCTACCATTCATTAAGGTAACTCCATGTGTATGGCCATCTTCAAAAGGTGCTCTATACACTGGGGTATTATCTACCTCGTAAGGCGGGCGCATTTTAAAAGCCATTTATTTACTTAGTTGTATTGTAATCTTCTTCTGGTAGATGATCTGTTTGCTCTAATGCGTCCCCACTTAATTGATCAGTAGATTTAGTGTCTACACTAATTCCGTCTTTATGACCAGCAGATTTTCTATCTCTAAGCTTTCTATCTTCATCCCAGATCGCATCTTTAGCATCAACTATTAATCTTCTTTCATGATCCATATCCGTTCTTAAATGATGATTTCCAGGGTTCGAGTAATGTTTATATTTTCCCATTTTTAATTGTTTAATTGTTGTTTTAATTGTTTTACTTCTGCAGACAATTCTTGTACTGCTTTTACTAATACTGGAACTAGTCTGCCGTAAGTAGCTTCTAGTTTCTCTGGGTTGCTCTTGTATACTAAATTAGTATATTCATCATCTACTTCTTGTAAATCTTGTGCAATAAACCCAATATCTTTTTGACCTTTTTTAGAGCCATCTCTTGTATCCCACTCAAATTTAACTGGTTTTAAAGTATCTACGAAATCTAATCCTTTATGTAAAGGTTTTATATTCGTTTTATCTCTTTTATCTGATAATGCAGTAATACTAGTTACCTGGCATCTTAAAGTTGCAATAGATGCATTACCTAATGTTATCTCATTATTTACTCCAACAGCAGAAGCGTCACTACCTGCTCCAATTATTGTGTTATTATTACCTGTAGTTAGTAAATCACCCGCGGCACGCCCTATACATGTATTATTATTAGCTATAAGCATTGCAGCCCCAGCACCACTTCCTACCACAACATTATCAGTTCCAGTGGAAAGAAGAGCGGCTTCATGACCTACAGCTACATTATGAGTATCTACAGAACCCAATGGGGCCATTGTGAATAAAGCATGATACCCAATAGCTACATTTTTATTACCTGTTGCGTTTGTGCTAAGAGCATTAGAACCTAAAATTACATTTTTAATACCTGTGGTAACATTTGAACCAGCTGAATAACCTACTGCTACATTATGCGCATCTGTACCTGCATTTTGATTTAATAAAGCTGTATGTCCTACGGCAACATTATATCCATGCGCATCTTCTGATGATAAAGCAAAAGCACCTATTGCTACGTTTCTAAGGCCTATAGTTAAAGCGTCTGCGGCATAAGTACCTACAGCTGTATTGTCATTTCCAGATTGGATAGCTGCACCTGCATTACCACCTATTAATGTATTATTAATACCTGTAGTCATTGAAGTACCCGCTCGATAACCTACAGCGACATGATATCCATCTGCATTAGCATTTAAAGTAGATAATGCATTAAACCCTATAGCAGTGTTTTTACCGTAAGTATCTTCTGAAGTTAAAGCTTCGTGCCCTATAGCAATGTTATAACTACCTGTGGTTAACGCATCACCAGCAAGACCTCCAATTAAAGTATTTTGTACACCTGTTGTCATTACTGCACCAGCCTCGTGTCCTATAGCGGTGTTATACATATTAGTAGGCCCCGAAGGGTTTTGTGCATTTAATGCAGAATAGCCTATAGCCACTGAATAT